GAGAGGTGGTGATATGCCAAGGGCAAGAGACCCTAATAGAGATAGAGCTTTTGAAATTTATAAAAAGCATAATGGCGAGATAGATTTAGTAGATATTGCAAGTCAATTAAATATTTCTTCAGGGACAATTCGAGGATGGAAATCCAAAGATAGATGGGCAGAAAAAATGAATGGAACGTTCCGAAAAAATATGGAACGTTCCAAACAAAAAAATAATAGCCAAAGCAAAGCCGGTGTTGAAGAAGTTAAACAGGTTATAGCAAATCCTGAATTAACTGATAAACAGCGGCTTTTTTGCATTTATTATGTACGTTGTTTTAATGCTACAAAGGCATATCAAAAAGCCTATCAATGTAGTTATGAAACCGCTATGGTTAATGGATCTAGGTTACTAAGAAATGCTAAGATAAAATCAGAGATTAATAGCCTTAAACAAAATTGTCTTAATCGTGAATTTCTATCAGAAGAGGATGTTTTCCAAAAATACATGGATATTGCTTTTGCTGATATTACGGATTATGTCTTGTTTGGAACAGAAGAAGTACCAGTAATGTCAATGTATGGACCCGTGGAAATAAAAAATCCAAAGACTGGAGAAAAAGAAATATTAAAACAAACAACAAATGTCGTTAGATTTAAAGATTCTACGGAGATAGACGGAACAATTTTATCTGAGGTAAAACAGGGACGTGATGGTGCAAGCATAAAATTGGCTGATCGCATGAAAGCTTTGCAATGGTTGTCGGATCATATGAATATGGCAACAGAAGAGCAGAAAGCTAAGGTTGAACAAATGAAGGCTCGAACAGAGCAAATTCAGCATAGCGGAAATAATAATGAGTCTGATGCAGTTCAAACTTGGATGGATGCTGTAAAAAAAGCGAGGGAATCAGATGGATGATAGAGTATTACATGATTTCCTTGTAGAGAGTATTCCTTTATGGCAGCAGAACCCAGTTCAATTTTTTGAAGAAGTTCTTTCCTTTTATCCGGATGAATGGCAAAAAGAGGCAGCATTTGCTCTAAGAGATAATCCAAAAGTAACGATCAAATCTGGACAGGGTGTTGGAAAGACAGGATTTGAAGCTGCAACACTGCTGTGGTTTTTAAGCTGCTTTGAGAATGCAAGAGTTGTAGCAACAGCCCCAACGCTACACCAGTTGAACGATGTTCTTTGGGCAGAGGTTTCAAAGTGGCAAAGTAAATCTCCGTTATTGAAGGAGATACTACAGTGGACCAAAACAAAAATATCTATGATTGGCAGCAAAGAACGCTGGTATGCAGTAGCAAGAACAGCAACTACTCCAGAAAATATGCAAGGATTCCATGAGGATAATATGCTGTTCATTGTTGATGAAGCTTCTGGTGTTGCAGATCCGATCATGGAAGCAATCTTAGGTACTCTGACAGGAGCAAATAATAAACTGCTGCTTTGTGGAAACCCAACAAAAGCAAGCGGTACATTTTATGACAGCCATACATCGGATCGTAAATTATATTATTGCATCACTGTAAACTCCGCAGAGTCTAAAAGAACTAATAAGGACAACATTGATTCTCTGATCAGGAAATATGGAGAAGAAAGTAATGTTGTCAGAGTCAGAGTAAAAGGATTGTTTCCTAAACAGGATGATGATGTTTATATGCCTTTGGAAATGTTGGAAGCATCGATCATCCTGGAAGAGATACCACCAGCTGATATTTGCACTTTGGGAGTCGATGTGGCCCGTTTTGGTGATGATGACACAGTGATCGCAAGAAATATGAATAACAAGATCACACTAGAAAAGATTAGGCATGGTCAAGATCTAATGAAAACTGTAGGAGATGTTGTTGTAGAGTGTAGGAATATCAAGGAAAAGTTTAAATATAAAAAAACAATATATGTGATCATAGATGATACTGGTCTTGGTGGAGGAGTAACAGATCGTTTGAATGAATTAAAATCGGAAGGAAAGCTATCTGGTGTAGTTATCGTTCCGGTTAATTTTTCTGCTGCCGTTCCAGACAAGAAAGCAGCAGAAAAATATCATGATATCACATCTTATGCATGGTCCATATTAAGAGATATGTTAGAAGAAAAAGAAGCAGTATTACCAAATGATACAGAGCTTATCGCACAATTAAGTGCGAGAAAATATGATCTTAGTTCATCAGGGAAGATACGACTAGAATCAAAAAAAGCAATGAAAGAACGCATCGGAGAGTCTCCGGACCGGGCAGATGCTGTTGTTTTATCTTGCTACAGAAACAAAATTAAACCAATCAGTGTTCCAGGAAGTGATGTTGGAACAAAAGATAGTTACTGGAGGTGAAATAGCATTGTATGATGAAATAGGTCGCATCGGTCAAAATCGGTGGGGCGGTAGCTTTTACGAAGAATTTCTCCCAGAGTTGAGAGGACAACGAGGAGTAAAGGTATATGCGGAAATGGAGTCTAACGATGATGTAATCGGTGCGATTATATTTGCATTAGATACATTGCTTAGACAAGCACAGTTTTCCGTAGAGCCACAGGGAAACGATCAAAAGGACATAGAGGCAGCAGAGTTTGTTGAATCTTGCATGAATGATATGCAGAACACATGGACTGACACAGTCTCTGAAATCCTATCATTCCTTACATACGGCTGGTCGTATCATGAGATCGTATATAAGAGGAGATCAGGGCGAACAGGAAACCTTAAGACGAATAGTAAATATGATGATGGTTTAATCGGGTGGAGAAAACTTCCTATCCGATCACAGGATTCTCTATACCAATGGGAGTACGACGATGAAGATAACCTTATTGGAATGACCCAGATGCCACCGCCAAATTTTGGACTTTATACGATCCCACTGGAAAAGGCAATCCATTTCAGGACCAGATCCAGAAAAGGAAATCCAGAAGGGCGAAGTATTCTTAGAAATGCTTATCGTTCTTGGTACTTCAAGAAAGGCATTCAGGAGTTTGAAGGAATCGGGATTGAACGAGACCTCGCCGGTATACCGATGGTTACACCGCCGGAAGGTGTTGACCTGTACAATCCAGATGATCCGGAAGGATCAAGAATGTTGGCATGGGCAAATAGTTTGGTAAGAAACATCCGACAAGACAAGAGTGCTGGTATTGTGTTACCACCGGGATTCAAGTTTGAGCTTGTTTCCACAGGTGGAAGCAGACAAATTGATACGAACGAGATCATAAAGCGTTATGATAGCCGCATAGCAATGACAACGCTTGCGGATTTTATACTGTTGGGGCATGAACACACTGGATCATTTGCATTGTCCGATGATAAGACAGAGCTATTTGCTGTAGCGATTGGATCATACCTTGACATTATCTGTGAAGCGTTTAATAACCAAGCGATCCCAAGATTGATTGATCTAAACGGAGAACATTTCAAGGGGATCACAGACTACCCGAAGATGGTTCACGGAGATATTGAAAAGATCGACATGAACAAATTAGCACAGTACATTCAGGCAATGGTCGGCACTGGTGTATTGATCCCTGACGACGAACTGGAAACATATGTTCGAGAGGCTGGTAATTTGCCACCAAAGGTAGCTAACGATGAAAGATTCATTGATCCTGACAGAGAAGATCAGCAGACAAATGATCTTGGATCACAGGGAAATAATGTACACCCAGAGGACAATCAGGACGTTGCCGAAGATGATGGAAAGGTACAGGAAGCCAAGAAACGATTAGGAAGGAGCTGATTATATGTTCCTATTCCGAAAGGTTAAGAAGCGTGGATCGATGAAGCCAAATGATGTGAAAGAAGCATTAGAGAGGTTTCTTAATAGCAGCAGTCCAGAATTAACACGCTTGCTGGTCAGGTATTGGAAGGATCAGCAGACGGTTTTTACATTTAAAGAGATCAGAGAAGCTATTCAGGCTGGTGTGATCTCCAAGAAATCTGTAGAAGAATGGCAACAGGATTATTCAAAACTGGTTCATGATAAGATTGCACCAGAGATGGTTAAAGCAATGAAAGCTGGTGCTAAAAATCAAAACCAGCACAAAGGAATAGACATTGGATATAAATTTGATGCAGATCATTGGGCGGTATCTGATTGGTTGGAAAAGCACACAGCTGAGCTTGTAACGAATTGTACAAGAGTACAGAAAGATGCAATTCAGTCAATGATCGATCTAGGTATAAGAAAGCATATGGGGACAGATGAACTTGCAAGGTTTATCCGTCCTTGTATTGGTTTAACGAAGCCACAGACACAAGCGGCTATGAAATACTATGAGAATATCAAGGAAGAGCTTACTAAGAAACATCCTAGGACAAGTCCAGAGAAGATCGAGAAAATGGCGAGAGATAAGCAAATGAAGTATGCAGAGAAAAGGCTAAGAGAAAGAGCCGTCACGATCGCACAGACCGAAAGAGCGTTTGCATATGAGTATGGCAGATATCAGCATATAAAGAATCTTGTCGATCAAGGCATATTGCCACCACAGGATAAAAAATGGTCTGCCACGGACAGTGAGAATACATGCAGCACATGTAGAGAACTGAACGGAAAAGTTGTTGGAATGGACGAAGAATTTGCCCCAGGTAAGATACTTCCTCCGCTTCATCCGAGGTGTAAATGCTGTGTTATGTATGTCAATTCAAAATCTATGGCTGCAGCGTATGAAACAGAAGAAGATGAACTGCGAGAGTACAGCACAGAGGAAATAGAGACTCTTGCTAATAAAATGTCAGAGATTGCAGACAAACATCTTGATCTTGAAAGCTCATGGAGTGGAAAGGTCGTAGTTGATGATGATTCTGGTGTTTATGGTATCCAGTGGAACGGAGATATTATAACCAGACATGAAACAGCCCCACATATTTTGTTACATGAACAGTTACACGCTAGATCAGTTACAAAATATGATCGTAAAATGTATAAACAGTATGAGAACATGGAAGAGGGTTCGGTACAGTTTGCAGCACAGGAGATTAGCAAGAAAGAGAATATACAAATTCTTGAATCACAGTACGATCATATGACAGAAGCTTTAAGAAATATAAATAAAGTTGCTGGGTTATTTAAAAATGATTATGATTTTGCAATGAAGCTTATTTCTGTTCCGTTACCAGATAGGTATGACTGGCTGAATAATATGATCTATGATAAAATGATGTTATCAGGAAATATTGAAGATTATCAGAAGGTATCGCACTGGATGGAGGCTTTAGAAAATGGAAAAACATCTTGAATTAAAAGAAAGATTCGATCAGCTAATGAAACAAGATATGGATGTATCAGAACACGAACAAGAATGGTTTGAATTACTGGACGATATGCATGAATGGTTAAAGGATAAGACAATTCCGAGAAATATTCGTAGGCAGTTTGAACCTTTAGGGATGTTAGAAGTAACTATGAAAATCTGTGACGGAATCCATTATGCAAATGGAACTGGACGATATGCAAAGAAAGAAGAATAATGAAGTATAAAGCAATCGAGCAAACAGTTGATGCGGTGCAGATCACACCCGATATTGAGATGATCACCCCTGACTGGCTTGCTAAGAAAATGAATACCGAAGAAATTATGATAGATCGTGCACAGCGTGACGGAGCAATCTCCGTTATTGGATGTACGATCTATTTTAATGCACGGAGATATAAAGGCAGCAGACTTGTTGCAAGAATAGGAGACTATGTTGTAAAAGATTCAGTCGGTCGATTAAATGTAGTTCGTAAGAATGACTTTGATCGGCTGTATAAGAAGGAGGAAGCATGAGATATTTTAACGATTATATACGATCCCCAGCACAGACACAGGACAGTATACGAAAGTCCTTGAATCGAGTAGATATTACTAAGAAGGACGAAGAAAAGCAGTACGTCTTTGGATGGGCTAAGATTGCAGTCGATGAGAATGGAAATCAGTTGGTTGACCGCCAGAACGATTTAATTGACCCAGAAGAATTAGAACAGACAGCATACACCTATGTAGAGTTCTATCGTGAAGCCGGAGAGATGCACGAGCGAGGCGGTGCAGGCGTTTTAATCGAGAGTATTATATTCACTAAGGAAAAGATGAAAACTCTCGGTATAGAGGAAGGTACGTTGCCTGAAGGCTGGTGGGTTGGTTTCCACATCACAGACGATGAGGTCTGGGCAAAGATTAAGGACGGAACTTATACGATGTTCAGTATCGAGGGCAAAGCGAAACGTATTGAAGTTGAGGAGGACGAATAATGGAATTTAGAGATGCATTCAAAATTATGAAATCCGGAGGAAAAGTGAAGCTACCATCATGGGGCGGATATTGGCTCTGGGATGCAGAGAAAGAAACGGTTATGATGCAGTGCAGACCGAAGGACACTGACAAAGGACAGGGAGATTTACTTGATATTAGAGAGACACAGAGGGTTGAATATACACTTTCTAACATCTTATCCAACGAATGGATTGTAGCAAATCCAGAGAATTGCCCTGTACTTGGAGGATTAGCTACATTTAGCTTCGGGGACGCTATTAAATATCTAAAACGTGGCCTTAAAGTTAAAAGAATAGGTTGGAACGGAAAGAACCAGTATATTCAGCTTGCAACATGTATTTCGTACACAGCAGCAGACGGAACAATTGTTAATTGTGATCACAATGACATTGGAAATAAAGCAATTGCGTTTATCGGCACGTCTGGTGTACAGATGGGATGGTTAGCGAGCCAAGCTGATATGTTAGCGGATGACTGGATGTTTGCAGATTAGGAGATGATCGCATTCTTAAGATTAAGAAATCACACCGACAGGATGAATGGATCGTGTACAATCCTGATTGCTTTGAATTGCACCATACGCACTGTAGGAATAAAAGAGTTGCGATCGCAATTAAGAAGAATGTAGAACGTAGAAGAGTTCCAACATCCAGAAATCTAAGGACCTTGGAAAGCCACATAAGACTGACTGGGAATAAGAACTATAAAAGAAAGATTCAGAAGATCATTGAGGAAGTGAAATCTGAAATGAGAAACTGAAATTTATTCTAAAATTAAGTGAAATCTGAAATGAAAATAGACCATTTTGTAAAAAATGCAAATTGGTCTATTTTTTGTATCAAAAATGCAATTTTCGTGTTCAAAACTCGAAAAAGTGTCGTTAGAAAGGAGGAAACATGAAAACAAAAGGAAAGACAAAGCTGGAAGATCTGGAAGTAAAAAAGATCGATGCAGTAGATATCGGAGCAGATCAGAAAGCAAATATCCTGATTAAAAAGAGAGGAGGTACAGGAGAGCCGAAGGGAAACTTTTTCAAGAGATTCTTTAATGCGTTTTGTGACAGCCTAGGAGTAAATTCAGAGGATGTCAGGAAATCCATGGAAGATGAAGCAACATCCTTTGATGATGTAATGAACGAAAAAAAGATCTATGACGTAAGGGATCAGATCTGGAATGCTTGTAACTCTCTGGAACAGTCGATCGTGTCAATCTTACTCGATAAAGAGTGTGAGGATAAACAGGCAGCAATCGCACAGAGCATTGATCAGTTTAAGGCATTTTCGGATGATGCATCCAAGTCTTGGATCAAATTAGAACGTGCAGCAACAGACAAAGAAGATACTGTTGTTGCGGATGATTTTGAGATCGCAAAAATGCAAGAAGTCATTGAAAAATCTTGTGATCCAGAAACTATTAACAAAGAAAAAAAAGAAAAGGAGAATGAAATGGCATTTGATATTTCAAACATGACAGAAGAAGAAAAGAAAGAAGCATTAAAAGTATTACAGGCTGATGCGAGCAAAGAGAGTACTGAAAAAAGATTTAATTCCGGAGCTGGAGAAGATCAGATTCAGGAAGCAGTTAACAAAGCAATGAGTAACGCAATGGAAGATGTTACTAAGAACTTTTCTGACATGATGGCAAAGATCATGGAACCAATCCAGAAGAGAGCAGAAGAAGCAGAACAGAAGTCCTTAGAAGAAGTTGCTAAGAAGTATGAACTCTTAGGAACAAAAGCAGAGGATTTAGTGCCAGTTCTGAAATCCATGAAAGCAACATCCGATGAAGCTTATAACAAGTTCATTGCATCCATGGATAACAACCTTGCGGTAATTCAGAAATCAGGTCTGTTTGAGGAAATCGGTAAATCTGGTGGAGCTCACACAGGAAATGACGATACAGAAGGTGTTGCAAAGATGAACGCAAAGGTAGCAGAGATCAAAAAGTCTATGCCAAACCTTACTGATGCACAGGCACAGGATATCGTTATGCAGAATGATCCTGAATTAAGAGCAATGTTCGATAAATAAGAAAGGAGGTACAGAGAAGATGGCAAACAGAACATATGAATACAATCCAACTGGTGGAAGCCCAGTGATCAATGTTACAGCTGGAGCAGAACTAAAAACAGCCGTAGCAGTTTTATTAACAAAAGATGGAGCGAAACTCCCTGAAGCCGGAAAGAAAGCAACAGGAATTGTGCTTCTTGGAGATGAAACAGCATCCAAAGGCGATGATATTACTGTTCAGATCAGAAATCAGGGCATGTGGACCGCTGGTGCAGCGTTTGATTCTGGAGATTTCCTTGCTGTAGATGCAGAGGGATTATGCCAGAAGGCAACAACAGGGCAGTACATCTTAGCTATGGCACTGACACCAGCGACAGCAAAAGGAGACATCGTAAACGTTGCGATCATCCATGCTGGATATGAAGCATAAATAAAGGAGGAATGAAATAAATGAACACAGGACATAACAACGCAGCAGCAATCGCAGTTGATATTGCGAAAGGCTGGAGACCAAACTATTACTTAACCAATATGGCAATGAGCTATTTTCAGGCACCTGGAATGAATGTTGCTCCAAGCATCTTTCCAATTCTTCCAGTACATGCAAGCACTGGAAGCTACTATATCTTCAACAAAGAAGAGATCGCGAAAGACCAGGTAAAGAGAAAGCCTAAGTTCGGATCAGTAGAGCCGGCTGTATTCTCTCATTCAGATGATACTTACAAATGTGAGGTAGATCAGATTATCGTCGGAGTAGATAACATCACAGCTCTGGATTACCAGAGAACTGGAGCACCAGCAACGATTGATCCGAGACGTGCAAAGGTAAAACAGGTTTCAGAACAGATGAATCTGCACCTTGATATGGTCTTTGCAAACAAGTTTTTCAATGCTGACGCATGGGCAAATGTTAAGACAGGAGAAGCAACAGCTTCAACATATAAACAGTTTGTGCATTTTGATGATGCAAACGCGGACATCGTAGGTCAGTTTGATGAGATGAAGAAAGAAATCCTTTTAAACGGACGTAGAATGCCTAACAAATTATGCTTAGGATACAGAGCGTATAAGGCAATCAAAAATCATCCGCAGTTCTTAGAAAGAGTTACAGGTTCAGGGTCAACACCGAATCCAGCACTTGTTAACGAACAGGTAATTGCGGCGGTACTTGGTCTGGAAGAAGTAAAAGTTCTGTATGCAACTTATAATGCAGCAGAAATCGGTCAGAAAGCCGATATGAAATTTGTCTTCGACGATAACAGTGCATTATTAACTTATGCACCGAAAGAAGTAGATCTTGAAGAACCATCTGCCGGATATATTTATACATGGGATATGCTAGGAAACGGTCAATGGATGGCTACATCACAGTATGATGGACCAGGAGGATCACATTCAGAGTTCATCGAAGGGCTTATGGCAACGGATATGAAGAAAACTTCCGATGACCTTGCAACTTTCTTAACAGGATGTGTATCCAAGTAGGAGGTGCTTTATATGAATTATGTTGCATTAAAACCAGTAAACTTTGGTGGAAAGCGGTATAAGATCGGAGAGACTATTCCAGAGGGTGTCGTAGATGAACGACGCTCTCTTTTTTTAAAGAAGTCTGGACACATTGCAGAAGTAGCGAGTGTAAATGGAGCGTATGCAGAGGATTTAAATGTTAACCCTAACACTTTATCAATTCCTTTATTACAATCTAAGCACGAGCTTGCAGTGAACGCACAGCAGTTATTACAGTTCTTTGCCACAATTCAGAAAACAATGGAAGAGGCAAAAATTGAGATTGCGACCATGACAGAGGAAGCGGTCTTACAGCTATTACATGAGATTGATTCGAGAAAAGGAATCAAGGCAGCAGTTGAAACAAGACTTGCCGATCTTTCTGTAGATTCCGATATTAATCCGGAAGAAACCGAAGAACCAGAAGAACAGCCGGAAGGTGGCGAGGAGAATGACGTATAACTATTTTCCAGAAGATATCAATTCCGATGATGTTATGAAAATGCGGTTTGAATTGGCGGATACTGATGTATCCAAAGATGAAATGTCAGCTGCACTTTCCGATGAAGAGATCACAGCTGTATTAGAGCAGTATCCAGATAATTTCAAAATGGCAAAATTGAAATTGCTAGAACACATGATGTTCAAATACGGACAGGACGTAGACAACAGTGTTGGTCCTGTCTCTTTTAATTTTGGGAACCGTATGAATTTTTGGAAACAGCTTTATGATGATCTGAAAAAGGAAATTGCATCTTCAAGCGTTGGAATCAAGCCGTATGAGAATGAAAAACGAAAGTATTTCTATATTGGCATGATGAATCATCCGGGAGGTGGACGATTTTGAAAATGGTATCCTTTGGCAGACCTTATCAGTACATGAAGTCTTTTCGTGTTTACTGGCAGGATACAGAAGTCATGGACGATGGCATGGTTGTAAAGGGAAATGAAAAAGAAGCTCCAGATGCGATCATAGACGGCATATTAGCCGAAGCAGATATGAAAACAATGGAAATCTGGAAACAAAACCAGTCCCCGATTAGCCATACGATTGTTTCTTATCATCCAGCAGTCAAGATAAGTAAGAATGACGTGTTATTGTTTGGGGATGATCCTTGTCACGATCATAAGTTTATTGTGAAAGGAACAAAAGACCCAGCTGGAACAGGGCAGTTTTCAATTTACTATGTGCTAGAAAGAAGTGATACCGATGGGCGTAGAAGCTGAATTTCAAGCGTGTGCAAAGAACCTTAATGATAGTATCAAAAGAGAAATGGCTAGAAAGGGTGCGATGGCAACAAACACTCTTAGAAATGTCGAACTTGAAGTATTGTCAAAAGGCGGTTCTGGAAAGAAATATAAACGGCTTCCAAACAGATCATCCGCACCGGGAGAGACACCAGCACCACAGTCTGGTAATTTACGTCAAGATTGGAACGATGAAACCTTGATTGAAGGGAACAGAGTTACAAGTCGCTTGAAAAGTAATGTTAAATATGCTGGATGGCTGGAGGATGGCACAAAAAAGATGGCTAAACGACCCTTTGTCAATCCAATTAAGAAGAAAGCAGAGCCGGAGGTTGTCAAAATCTTCGGTTCCGATTTTGAGGTAACGTTGTGAAACAAATAATTTTCAAGTATTTAAAGGAGCTGGGCATTGAGGGCTTAGCTTCATTTAAAAATGCACCAGCAATCTTTTTAGATCAGGCACCCGATGATTCCGATTCAAGATGGGATGGCTCACAATATGGGCGTATTATTTATGGATTGAATCTGAAAGATGATTCCGAACGTAAGGTTTCTGGAACAATGGAGATTGCAATAGCGTATCTGTTTAATAATAAAGGCTATAAAAACTTGCTTGAAGCAAAGAAAGTCTTGAAAAAGGCGTTTGAAGGAGTTTTTTTAACCGATGCAGATACAACGATTTCTCTTGTATGGAGAAAATCCGAATCGTTTCAAGAGGCGATTGAGGGGCAAGCGGACGTAGAGGTGTGCGGATCAATTTTGACGTTTGATGCATACGCATTTCCAAAACATTCGTATCTTCCGTTGGATGCAGTCGGTTCTTTGGCAAAGCACATTGACGAACACTGG